AACCGCTCAGGCTCGTTGGCTTTCTCCTTCGGGGAAACCCGCAACCACGTAGGCGCGAACACCTATAACCGGGCGTTCAATAGCTCTTACACTGGCGGTGACGCAAAAGAACTTTGCGCTACCGACCACCCGTCTCTGGCGGGCAACCAGTCCAATGAGCTAGCCACTCCCGCAGATTTCTCTGAGTCTGCTCTCGAAGACCTGAGCATCCAGATTATGAATGCCGTCAACCCTCGGGGTCTGAAGATCTCTCTTCGCCCTGACGTATTGATTGGCCCGAATGAACTGGTGTTCGAGTTCGAGCGCGTCCTCAAGAGCGACCTGCGCGTGGACTCTGCCAACAACGATGTCAACGCTCTGAAGCATATGGGCGTGATCCGTGAGGCAGTCAACAATCCGTACTTGACCGACACCGATGCGTGGTTCGTAAGGACCGCTGGGGTAGAATCGGGAATGTGCTGGTTTGACCGTGAAGGAATCGAGTTCAAAAAGGACGTAGATTTCGACACCGACAACGCGAAAGCGAAAGCGTACATGCGCTTCGTCGCCTTCTGGGGCGACTGGCGAGCAGTGTACGGGTCACCCGGAGCTTGATAGTTAGGCCAATGGGGCCTCCTTTGCAACAACTGCAATCGGGGCCTCGGCCTTTTTCAAGATCACCGAGAAACGCTGCTGGCGGCGTACAAATACCTAAAACACGCCAGCGAATGATCTGGCCCCGCTCTAGGGGCCTCTTTTTTAGTGTTGGAGACTAAACAATGAGCGCAGGATTCAAAGAATCAATCACTCATGCCCCGGTGTCGAGCCAGAAGCCTTACGCTTACCGCTCGAAGATGGGCATGTTCAACTCGGCGGAATGGATCGTTGTCTTTGACGACTTCCTGCAGGCAGAGCAAGCTACCGAGAATCAGGTCGGTTGGACCTCGATCATCGACTCGGGTGCTACCATCGTGGACGGAAACGAACACGGCGGCGTTATCGACATCTCCTCGGATGGAACCGACGAAGGCGCTGTAATGTACGGCAACCTGGGCATCAAGCTCAACGGAAAGCGCTTCTTCATGGAGGCTCGTGTAAAGGTTGAGGATTCGGACGACAACATAGTTGCTATCGGCCTTTCTGACCTGACGTCCACGACCAATCCGGAAGACCTGTGGACCACCCAGTCGGACTTCATAGCCTTCGGGTCCGTCACGGACGGAGATGCAACCCCGAAACTGGTGCATGACAAGGACAACGGCGGGCCGGTAACGGTTACCCCGGAATCCGACTTCGATCTGAATGACGGAGAGTGGCATGTGATTGCCATTGCGTTCAACGGAGCTTCCACGCTGACTGACGGGTCTCTCAAGGCCTATGTGGATGGTGTAGAAGCGGCTTCTGCTACGACGGAAGCCCAGGTTCCTGACGACCTTCCTCTGGCCCCCTTCTTCGGGGCTAGGCTGGAAGACGACGCCACGGACATTGTCTCGTTTGACTATGTAAGGATCGTTGCAGAGCGGTAGATGCTGCTTGTCTCTGTACCGCACACAGGAACACGATTTCTGCAGGGGCTGACTAACGCTCCGTTTATGCACTCGTATGAGTACACAACGCCGCAGAACATCGTGGAGCGAGGGGGTTCAGATATTCTCTGCGCCCCCTTGCGCGATCCCTGGGAGGTATGGAAAACGTGGTATCAGCGATACCCTAATCTCTTCTACATCCTTGATCCAGACCACCCTAAGTCGATGGAGACTGCTTGGCGGTCTCTAGCAGCCCTAGACAGGGAGTTCGGCACGGTCATATACATCCCGGTGGATGTCCCAGACCGCCGTGATGAACAGCTTCATATCCTCTCAGAGGCTATGGGCCGGGACCTTTCCACAGATTGGGAGCCTGTAGCAGCCAGAACGAAAGAGAAGAAATTGCGAGAGGTTCCTGAGAAAGATCTCTCTTGGGTATACCAGCTTCCCTTCGTAGAGGAATTCTATGGAGGAAGGGCTCAGGCGAGCGGAAAGGTCGAGGAAGACCTCGATTTTCTGGCCGCTATAGTTTGATACGGTTAAAGAGGCGTTTGGTTACTCGGAGGTCCAGTAAATGGCTACTTCAGGATCTAAAGATTTTGCCCTGACCCGCTCCTCGATCATCGAGGCAGCGCTCAGAAAGATAGGTGAGTACGACGCTGGAGCCTCGATTACCGGCGACGATACCTCTGATGCTGCGCGGACCTTGAATGCGTTCGTAAAGTCCTTAGTGGTTCGAGGGGCCGATCTATTCCTGCGCGAAGAGGTCACCTTGTTCCTGCAGAAGGACCAGCAATCTTACTCCCTAGGATCTTCTTCGGCTGACCACCACACGGCCTCTTATGTGGAGACGACACTGTCCGCTGCGGAGGCTTCTGGGCAGACGGTTATTTCCGTCACTTCTTCTGCCGGGATGACGGCTGCAGATAAGGTGGGGATCAAGATGGATGACGACACCATCCACTGGTCCACGATTTCCTCTGTGGACTCTGGCGTCCAGATCACCATTGCTAACGCAACGGATGATGACGCCGCGTCCGGAAACAAGGTGTACGCATACACCACCAAAGCAGATCGCCCCCAGAGGATTCTCTATCCCTCCCGCAGGGACACTTCTGACAACGACACCACAGTCCGCGCCATTGGCGAGGACGAGTACAGATCGATCTCCAACAAGGGCTCCTCTGGGCCGGTGAACAGCATCTGGTATCACCCTACCCTGACCAATGGAACGCTGTATGCGTGGCCCGTAGACGGCGGATCTAGCGTAGACAAGCTGATTTATACAGCCCTCGTTCTCCCAGACGACTTTGATGCAGCGGGCAATAACCCCGAATTCCCCGTTGAATGGGGACAGGCCCTCATCTGGGGTCTAGCGGCGGAACTGGCTTTTGAGTATGGCCTGCCTCGATTGGATAGAACCCAGATCTTTAACAAGGCAGAGAGGGAAATAAAGGACGCCCTTGATTACGATGTGGAGTGGGCTTCCCTAGAGTTCGGAATGAGAGAGAGGTAATGGCTAACGTCCCCTTCCTGGGCGGTGCATATGAGGGGCGTTCATCTAACGTCGCGCCTCAGACATGCATAAACTACTTCTACGAATCCGGAGAGGACTGGGAGTCTCTGGTAACCACGCCTGGGAGTACGGTATTCAATAACAGCTTCTCTGGCCCTGTTAGGGGCGGCATCGAGTACAACGGCAAGGCCTATTTTGTCATCGGGCCGACCCTGTACGAGTTCGATTCCGTTGGAAACGGTGTAGCCATGGGCACACTGAACACCACGACAGGGCAGGTCTCTATGGCCCACAACGGGGCAAGGGACGGGGCTGTCCAGCAGATTATGATCCTCGACGGGACGACTGGGCATATCTTTGACAATACAACGAAGGCCCTGTCTCCGATCACCGACACGGACATGGTCGCTTCGTCAATCTGTGCCTTTTACGACGGGTACTTCGTGTATACCCAGGACAACTCGGACAGGTTTTGGATTACTAATCTATACGACGGGACCGCAATCACCGGGACCGACTTCTTTACCGCCGAAGGAGACCCTGACGAGGTCGTAACTATCGTGGTAGACCAACGCCAGGTCTTCGTCTTCGGTAAGAAGACCCTGGAAATGTGGTACAACTCCGGAGACATAGATCAGACCCTGCAGAGATTCCAGGGCGGCTACTATCAGTTCGGCTGCGCGGCAAGGCATTCGGCTAAGAGATTTGACAATTCTGTTATCTGGCTGTCTGAGAATGAGCGGGGCAACGCGCAAGTCATGCGTATCGACGGAGGGACGGCTACGGTTGTCTCTCCCCCTGAAGTAAACTACCAGCTCTCGCAGTACACGACTATTTCTGACGCAACCGCCTATGTTTATCAGGACGAGGGTCACGAGTTCTATGTACTCACCTTCCCGACGGAGGGGGCCACTTGGGTTTACGACGCGAAGGAGAAAGCTTGGCACCAACGCGCCCACAGCATTAACGGCGTATTCCCTAATCGGGAGCGCTATAGCTGTCATGTTTTCGCCTTCAACAAGCATCTGGTCGGGGATTT